ATATTTGAGAATCTTGTTGTTGCCAAGACCAGATGCATCTATTGAATATCCAAGAATGCGTGTCCCATCAAACAACTCATCACTTGACCTGCCTCCCACAAGGTCTGCATTATCAACCTGCAGATTCTGGTCTTGATCATAATCCTCTGCAAACATTGGTGAACCAAGAATCACTGCATCCTGTGTTGGCTGTATTCTGCCAACATTTGGTTGTCCTGATATGAGAAAAGCGTTGCTCATTTTATCTCCTATTTATTCAATCAATCTGTTGGGTTGCCAACATATTCTGTTGTCTGTCCTGCCACAACTGTGATCTGTCTCTTGCCTATCAAGCACCATTCCAGAACCTTGAAATCTTTTGTCCCTGATGAACTGTTGTTGTCAAACATGAATTGAATGTTGACAGTGTAGAGATCATAATTTGCATGGGATGTCAGGTCAAAATAGATTGCACCCAACTCTCCAAGGTTTCCTGTGGCATTGATTGAATCAGATGCCTCTGATTGATTGGACACATTATATCCACCAATTGTGATCTGTGTCTTTCCTGTGAATCCATTTGTTGCACTTGACACTCTTGATCTTGTGTAGAGGACAAGTTGTCTGTAGTCAGGTATCTTGTAAAAGTTGATTTTTCTGATTGTGTAAAATGTCCCACTTGCATAAGACCCACCATCAGTCAGAGTTGCCTCAACAATTGTTGGGTCTGCCTCATAAATAGGTGTCCCAAAGCCTGATGAACTCTGATTGTGTGCATCCCAGTCATTTGTGGCAAGGATAGTGTAGAGTCCCTCTGTGCCACTGAACTGGGTGAGATAGCCAAGCCTCTGATCCAATATGTCCATGTTTTGGAGTAGAGTTTTATCTGATGATATATAGTTTTCTGATGTGAATGACTGGTCAATGCTGATTGTTTTTTGCAGTTTTCCATTGGATGCATTGGATGAGTCCACAACATTCATTCCATTAAATTTCAGATCAAGCCATTTGAACTCATCACCACTTGCATAAGATGGCAATGATGCAATGATACCACCAAGTCCATCTGTTCCTGCCTGTTCTGCAAATCCTGCAGTGCCTGATGCAGGGACTTTGAAATGATCTGGATCAATGGTGTCATCTGTGGGTGTCAGTCCCACACTTGCATTCAGTTTGTCAGATGTGATTGCACCATCTGCAATTTTGGTTTCATCTATTATGTCATTCGCAAGGTGTGCTCTGTCAATTGAGCCGTCCACATAGTGGTCTGAATCAACTGCATTGGTGGCAAGTTTGTCACCTGTGACAGCCAGATCAGCAAGATGGTCTGTGTTAACCTCATCATAAGATGGCACTCCTGCAGTGCTGAAAACTACTGCTCCATAGCCTGTATGATGTTTGATCTGTGGTGCACCTACTGCATTGTCTGCCATCTTTGACTCTGTCACACAATCCTCATCAAGTTTTGCTGTTGACACTGCGTTTCCTTCAATATGATCTGTATTGATTTTCCCGAATTGTGGGACACCTGATGAGCCAAATGAGATCACACCATATCCAGTGTGATGAGAAATTTGGGTTGGAGTTATTGCATTGTAAGCAATCTTTGCTTCAAGCACACTCAAGTTTGCAATCTCTGTTGCTGTCACACTTCCATCAATGATCTCTGTTGTGCCAACTGAATTGATTGCCATCTTTGCGTTTGTCACTGCTAAATCATCTATTTTACCAGTGGTGACTGCAGAGTTTCCAAGTTTTGCGTTTATCACACCCAAATCTTTGAGGTGCAGAGTGGTGGCAAATTCAAGGGAAGTGCCATCAACCTCTCCCTCTTTCATGAGGGTGGAATCTTTACCCTCAAATGTTGCATTGGTGTAGTCATATATCTTGTCTGCTGACCACAACTTTGTTGTTGCTCCATTTCCTGCACCGTCATCAATAGGTCTGTGCAGTGTGTCATCAACCATGTGTGTCTTGATCTCATCTGTTGCCACAAATTGGTTTGTCATTTCCTCATGCAACGAACCTCCAACAAAGACATCAACATTTGATGTTCCGAGGTCATCTGTGAAATATGTCCCATCTCCATTGTCAATGATTGATCCACTTGCAGTGGAGGCAAGAACGGTGGATGTCCCCGTTGTTTTGATTTCTACAATAAGGTTTGGTTGCAGGTCTCCAGACCCTTGACCGAATACTCCAAAACTAAATCTGGTTGCCATGATATTCTCCTATTTTCCTTTTCATTTGTTCATTCAATTTACATCATCAATTTGAGTCATCAACGCCAAAAATCCTGTTGAAGTAAACAACCCCAAGCATGTTGTCAATGGTTGGAATGGCTTTTACATGCCTCACACCAACAAAATCAATCTTGGCTGATGTATATTTCACAAGTCCAGAGTAATGAGGCAAAGATAAATCTTCAATGATCACATCATAGTTGATGTATTTTGCATCACTGTGTGGGACAAGATTGAAAGTTGCCCTGTCATTATATAACTCACTCATTTTGTCAATGAATCCACCTGCAATTCCAGTCAGGTCTCCTTTGTCATAAGACTGAACCAATCCGAATGTGTATTCTGCTTTGAATCTAAAGGTTGGAACACCTGCAATAATCTCTCCATCAATGTTCTCATAGGTCTCTGTCAGGTTCTCCCATTCCTCTTTTCTGCCTCCTTTCACTGGACGGGGAAGATCGAGAAATTCAATAAGTGTTCCGTCACCTGCAACAATCCTGATCTGTGGATTTCCAATTCCTCTGTAAGCCATTAAGCCTCTCCTGCTTCACTCGTAAATTGTGCAACATATTTATATTTCGAATGCTCCATGCCAATGTCAACTTGGATCACAGTCCCCAACTTTGTCATTGATCCATTGTCATCCATATATAGCAAGTCCAACAATTGTGGCATGTCAATTCCTGTCTGATTCAAATCTGATGGTTTGAGAATCTCCAGAGTGTTGGTTGTGACATTGCCTGAAAATTTGTCTTTGTAGAATGACTGTAAAAATTCCCACTCTGTTTCTCTCAATACAATACCCCAGTCAGAGACCTTGCCCTCTGAATCTCTTTTGTATCTGTCAATACTTATTTGTGTTTCCACATCTCTCTTGATCTTCGTTTTTCTACTGACAAACCAGTGTCTTGGCATCTCATTGATGTGGAAAGGAACAGAAATGGGTTCTCTCTCCATCATTGAGATCAAATTGTTTTTGTCTATATAGAGAAACCTGTTTGTCACCACACACAAGTCTTTCAATACTTTTGCAGGTGTTGCGTTTTTATAGTGTAGTCTCTGGTAAAAGTCAAAGGGAGTCTCCATGCCGACAAGCCATTCAGAACCACCAATGTCATTCCATCTCTTTTTGGTCTTGACAATGAAATATGTGTTTTGATCATCCCAGTCAAATGCTGACCTTGACAATTGCCAGTTTGATCCCTCATCTTTTACAAAAACCTTGACTTTTGCTTGAGTAACATTTGCAGAGTCACCTTCATTGTCCCACCTTGAGCCATAGAGAGTCCCCAAGTTTGGGACTTGAATGTCACCACCCTCCTCATCTCCGTCATGGTCTGCCTGATGAAATTGGTCATCTATAATGGGAAAAACACTCTTGACCCATGATTGCTCTTGAACCATGTCACCACCATTGAGACTGTATAAATCATGTCTTGATCCAATGCATGGGATATATATGTGAGAACTTGGAATATCAATTGTGGTTGATGGGATTGTCCATGTGACCTCTCCCCACTCAATAGTTGGGATCACATGCCCCAAATTGAATGTGATTGAGCACCAATCCAAAGAAATAGCAAACCATGTCAGTGAAACTCCGCAAGGATAGTCAAAAGTAAATCGTAGTGTGGACAAATGAATTCCTGTCACTGTATTGAATGACCAACTCATCCATTGTCCCTCCCAAATGTGTAGCCACTGACCCTGACTGATCAAAATCCTTTTGATGACTCCTGCATCCTGCACCTCATAGAACCAGTCATATCCTGAAGGCTGTCCACTGTTAGCCTTTCTCCGAAAGTATGACGCATCAAATGCATCAATGAACATTTTTGCAAGGTTGAATGATAGTCCTGTCTTTTTCATTTTATGCAGAACTGTCCCAAGCCATCTCCTCCTGATTCCCTGTGCTCCTTCTGGTTCTGGAATGGAGTCTATTGTTGCAGAGAATGGAAGTGGATTCTTTTGTTCTCCTTCAGCAATAGTGTCATTCATGTTTGATATGAGAGACTGCACTATATCCCTGACATTTGTTGGGTGGTCTATTTCAAACTCCCAAATTTCATCCTCATCATCTTCGTCTGATGTCTTGACCCCTGCCTTGATGTCTTTCAACCTTGTTGCATCTGGCATATATTTGATTCTTGGCTCACTATCATTCCAGTCCTCGATTTCATCAACAAATCCTCTCCCCAAAATCTCATCTGTTCCTTTGTCAACAATTATGATTGACGCATATCTCTGCAATCTGATCTGAAAATCTGTGTCATGATAAAACAATGTATAACCTGCATCAAACATGTATTTGTTGAAATGGGTCTTGATCATCCTGAATGAAAATCCCTTCACAGTAAAATCAAAATATGCGTCACCTTTTAGAGACTGTGAGAACTGCCTTGGAAACCCGTTTCTTGAGACTGCCTTGGTGATGTCCACATAGTTGTGACCCTCATCAACAACAAGCCCCTTGGGGAGAATTTTTATTGCAACCTGCATCAGTTCAATCTCCCTCTTTCAATGTCTGCATTGATGATTGTTGATCCATCAGTGATTGTCACTCCCTGTGGCATATTCATGACCTTGGTCAACATTCCTATTTTGTCACTCATTTGTTCAATTGCATTTGTGTTGATCTCTGTCAGTTCTTCTTGTCTGGTCATGTTCACAGAGTTATTAATATAGTTTTGATTTGTAAAATTGGACAATGGCACACCCAACTGCTGTGCTTGAAATGGAATGATCTGGCTCTTGACATAGTCTTTGAAACCCTGTTCTGGGATCACCAACTCTGCTCCTGCCTCACCCATCAGTGCCAGTGTTGGTTTCTGAATCAATCCACCTTTTTCAAATGCCATGACTTTTGATTTTGCTCCCTCAAGAATTGCCACAGCCCCTGCATACATAGGCAACTGAAAAGCCAAGGATAGTCCCAGAGTTGTTGCACCTGTTGCCATGATCTCTGCCAGTTTACCGAGCAACCAAATCTGTTTCTCTGTGATGAATGTGACCAATTTCTGCTTTGCATATGATTTGTAAGTCAGTGCACCACTTTGCATGAATCCAATTGATGCCTGATGGAGTTGTCCCTGCAGTTCAATTCTCCTTTCAACTGTCAGAGAGTCATCCTGCAATTGCTTTGATAAGAGTGCCATGTGTTCAACATCTGACATTCTGCCTGTTTCCAGTTGATGTTCAATCCATTCATCATATTTGTTCCTTCTATGTTGCATCAGTTCAAACCATCTCTCACTGTAGAGTTCTTCTGCTTGAATCTTGGCATCAAGAAATTCAATGTAAACATCAAAATTCCTTTGCTCCTCACCAATCAAAACAAAACCCATCTCCTCTGCCATTGCAATTCTGTCTTGTTGTGCTTCTTCTTCATGTTCTGCTTTTTCAGCATCTATCTTTGCTTTTTCTTCTGCGTAGAAATTATTTATTGTCAACAATTCATTTGTCAGTGCTTCTTCTTCTGCTACAATAACAGCTAACTGTTCTCTCCTCCCTTTCTCCAATTTACTTGCCGATGCAGATTGATCTTGTTCAAGTGCCAGTCTCAACTCATGTGCATGTGTTGTTGCAAATGATTGTAGTTCAAGGATTGTTGCTCTTTCATGAAGTCTCTCCTGCTCCAATCTAATTTTTTTCTTGCCCCATTTGTCTGCATCCACCAACTCCATTCTGACTGACATTGCAATTACTTGAGTAAGAACTTTCTGTCGTGCTATTATCTCCTGTTTTGACATTTTCTCCATTGCCTTCAGTCTCTCCGCTGACCATTCTGTTGCCTCTTTTTCTGTGTCAATATAGACCTCAAGTTTGTCAATTTGGTCTTGGATCAATTCTGCTGATGCAACTGCTCCTGCAAGTCTTTCTGCAGTTTTCTGCCTCTCCAACTTTAATCCTACCTCATCCCTGTTCAATAGGTGTTTAAGACTCATCATTTTATCTATGGCAAGGTTGTGGTCTGATTGTGCCTCTGCTAAATCTCCCTTTATTCTTTTTATTTGATTTTCTCGTTTGAGTCCGTGAATACTTGTCTCATAAGCCAACTCCCTCTCATATTTTGCTATCAAACCCTTTGCAATTTCTTTGTCATTTTCAAAGATAGCCCCTGTCAGAGAATATGCTTTCTGTTTTACATGTAATGTTGTCAAAAGTTGTTCCCCAAGCACCTTTTCTTGATCCACAAGAGCACCTGTGAATACTGTCAAGCCCCAAGTTAATTTGAGAGCATTGGGATCAGCCATGACTTCTCTGTTTTTCAAAACCTCCTTGATGACACTGCGTTCAACCACAGCTCTGTGTCTGAGGCTTTCAATAAGTTCTGCTTGTGCCTCTCTTTCAAGGTGCAGTTCAGCAATGCTTGACATCCTTGAAAGTCTCTCTGCTTCTGTCTTGAGCCTATCACGCATTGCCTTGTTTCTTTCTATAGCATCTGTATTGTCCTCAAGTGCCTCTGTTTCATCTTCAAAGGCATCAGTTGCATCAATGATTGCTCCCACTACAGCACCAATTGCAACAAGAGCCAGACCCCATCCAGATGTTGCAAGTGCAATTTTCATTGCTTTCAACCTGAACAATGCAACGAGTGCCACCCTGTTGAACCATGCAATTGCTACTGCAACAGCACTGAATCCAAGTGAATAAGCATACAACTCCTCTGTGTCTATATCCTGAATGAATGCAATTTGTGCCCTTTTCAAATCCATGAATGCAGGTGTGAGTTCTGTGGCAATCCTGATCCACAATAATTCCGTTGCTGATACCACCAATAATTGTGCACCAACAAGATCATCAAGCATGGTGTCAGCCATCTTTTTTGACGCACCCTCAACATCAACGAGAGACTTGGTCAGTTTGTCAATATCTTTTGCAGAATCAACCAAGACACCAAAAGTCTTTGCTGTCCTTGGCAGGACAAAACCAAGAAAGTCAGAAAGGTCTTTTCCTTCTCTTTTCATGGTTGTCATCACTTCAACAAACCCCTCCATGCCTGTCACTGGGTGTCCAATCTCCTTTGCAAGATCAGAGTTTGCGTTTGCCATCTGCTCCATGATCTTGGTCAATGCAGTTCCTGCAATGGATGAGTCCACCATCTTGTTTGACAGAACTCCAAGCAGAGCAGTGACCTCATGCACTTCAAATCCTGCCTGTGGTGCAATCTGCCCAACATAGACCATTGCATTTGCGAACTTTTCTGTGTCCAGAGCAGTGGATGAAAATGCAACAGCCATCATGTCTGCCACATTTCCTGCCTCACTTGCATCAAGACTGAACTGTCTCAACACACCACCTGCCACCTCTGATGCTCTTGCCAGATCAACATCAAAAGCAATTGCCATGTTCAGGATGCCCTCTGTGGATGCCAAGATTTCATCTGTTTTGAATCCAAGTTTTGAAAGTTCAAATTGTAATTTTCCCACATCCTGTGCACTCTTGGCAGTTGATCCACCAAACTCAAGAGCACTGTCTCTCAATTTTTTGAATTCTGCAACAGACGCACCTGACACTGCTTTGACCTTGTTCATGGTGTGCTCAAAATTTCCACCTATATCAGAAATCTTTCTGGCAACTGCTCCAATGGTATTGTTCAAGATGCCAAAAGCCTGTTGCACACCACTGACAGCCAGACCAAACTTTGCCATTCCACCTGCAAAGCCCTCTGTGTGCTGTTTTGCTTTTGATCCAAACTTGTCAAGCCTCTGGTCAATCTTCTGGATTGCCTGATTGATCTGGCTGATGTCAGCCTTAAAATCAAAAGTTACTCTTGGATTTGCCATTTTAGTTTGGACTCTTTGGTGTCATTCTAATTCTCAACATCATGAATTTTGCCACCTGTGAAATGCTCCAGTGATCCATTGTCCATTCATATTGGATCACATCACCACCTGACACACTAAAGACCAATGACTCAAGACCTGCAATGTGTTTGTCCTCGTCTTTTTTGATCCCATGTTTGTCAAGCAGTTCATCATCAGTGACACCACCTATGTAGTTGACTTCTGGGGTGTCTGTTCCCCATTCCCCCTCATTATGCTTGGATTGTTCAAGAACATCCCCAAGGAAACGAAGTTGTTTATCATTGCTTTGTTTAATAAAAAAAAATCAGCCAAGACCTCCTGCAGTTCCGTGTTTGTGATCTTGGAAATATCAATTGCATCAATGTCACCCTTGAGAATGATCTTGACCAATTTCTCCACATTTGGCAGATCAAGAAATGAATCCAACATTGTGTCTGGATCATCTCCTGTGAGTGAACTTTTGAAAACCTTAATCAGTTTGATGTCCTCACCGATTGTGAGTTCAGTCTGCCTGAATTTCTGACCCTGTATTGTGTAGAATCTCTCATGTTCAGGTTTCTCTACCTGCACAGTTTTCTGTGATGTTGTTTCCTGTCCCATAATGCCTCCATTTTGCTTGTTTTGTTCTTTTATGGTGTCCATCTACCCTGCCACCATTTTGTATTGCTTAAATTCCATATTTATAGCACAAACCCCTGTGCCACTAATCTGACTCTGAAAAATTCTGTTGCATCATCTGCCACATCAACTGTGGGAGTCATCCTGATCTTGAGAGGATCATCCATTGCATTCCCATTTGATGCGTTGCCTGTTGTATAGGTTGCACCATTGTCATCAGAGTATTCAAATGCTGTCACAGTATCAACTGATGCAAATGTTGAGTCCACTGATTTTTCCAGTGTTGGCAGTATTATGACAGGTTTCAGAAATTTGGGTGTGTAGAATATAACTTCAGGCGTGGGGTCATAGCCAAATGCACTCTTGTTCTTATTTTCACCATGACCATTCAGTGTGAAATTGATGACCTGTTTCCTGAAATCAAATGTCTGTCCTGTCCACTCTGTTTCTGATTCAGAGACAGGAATGGTTCTTGTCCCATCAGTGAACTCCAGTTTGAGTGACATGTTTGTGTATAGTTGAGGCAGGATGTCTTCAAATGCATTCCACTCCAAGGTTGTGAGTTTTTCTCTACCGTTGCCTGTGAGCACCACTTCACCACTGGCATTCCCTCCAGTGATGTCCATTTCTCTATACTGTCCTGCGTAGAGTTTATATTGTCCTGTCACCTTGCCAGTGAGAAATGAATTGGTTTTCCACTTAAATTTGAACTTTACAGTTCCCAGAAGTGTGTTCACAGTGACTGTGGGAGTATAAGAGGTCAGAACTGATAAGTCATCAATTCTTGTATATTTATATGATGTAGAATCAGCCATGAGAGTGATTCCTACTTATCAAATAAGAATTTTTTGTGTCGGTGTCCTTTCAGTAAATCATGAGGGTCATGAATTGTTCTTCCTGCCTGTTTGAGTTTTACACAATAGTCCAAATTGTCCTCTGCCACTTTGATGACTTTGCCATCAATAGTGACGGCATCCACAAACAAAGGTGGCTTGTCAGGCTTTGATTTAGCCTTCTTGACAGCATTTTTTGCCATGCTTATCTCCTGCTATATGAAGATTCCCTGACTCACCTGATCATAAGACCAGATGAGTCATGGAATCATGTTTAGACCTATTTGCTCATTCCGCTACTGTTTAACCAGCAGAGGCATTGTGAACAATAGACCAAGGTCTTGTGGTCGCAGTCACAGACTTACGAGCCACTATTTTGGTTTTGAATCCGTCAGCAAAAGCCCTAATCTGATCACAGTCAGTCATGGTGAAAGTCATTCCAGTGGAATTTGTCCCACCTGTTGTTGTGATCACCTGAATCTCACCAAGATCTTCACAATCATCAATGAGACCCAGTTCAACTGGATCAAAGTTTGACACAATGATCTCCATGTTTGACTTGAAACCCCAAGCAGTTACAATCTCCTGTCCATCTTCAATCTCTGTGATGGTTTCTTTCAACTCATCAGAGATGGTGACTGTTTCTGGTTTTAGGTTTTCCCAGTCAATCTTGGTTGCATCAGCCGAGTCCTTGATTAGGATTTGACACAATCTTCCAACAAAGACCTTACTTACAAGTAAAGCACCCATAAGATTTCTCCTTTTTTAGGTTTTGAGAAATGAATAAACATGTTCATCAGTATGCACCTTCAAACAACAGAGTGACCTGTGGGAAATTCAACAGACCTGCGTCCAAACCAAACTCCTCGGAGTCTAAAAACTCAAACTCACTTGTCATTGATTGGACATAGTCACAGCCAGAAAACTTGGCAGTGACTGCTCCAGATTCACCTGTTGATGCGTCCAGAGCCTTTAGTGCGTCAACCATTCCCCTTGTGACCTCATTGATCTTGGTCATCTCTTTTCCTGCTGATGTGTTTAGGACAAAAGCAACAGAATATGATGCTTGATAGACTCCCACACCCTCAAAGGCTGTGTCATCTATCCGTCCCTCAACAAATGCAATGAAAAAAGATTGGTCAATTCTGCCTGATGCGAAAGCCTTGCTATCAATCCACTGATATTTTTTCAATCTACTGAAACCAGAAAGGTTTGCAGTCAATTTAGTTGCAATATGATCTGCACCAAATTCAATTGACGGAAATGCCACAATATCACCTGCTAAATCCTATTTGCACCAAAGGTTCACCTGTCTTTTCAGAATCAGTGATTGTTGCATCTGCAGAAAAGGCAAGATCAGTCAACAGAATTGAATCTGATTTTGACTGATACAGTTGAGCCTGATCTGCATGATTGTGATTAAACATCACATTTGCAATGACCTGATAGCAGATTTTCCTCTGGATAGGTTTTGACAGTTCAAATTCCCTCAACTCTGCAATTTCAGAATCAGTCTTAATGTTCCGATACTGATTTTTCAGATCATCAAACAACTGACACAGAGCCTGATTGATCTCATGAGTGAGACCTCCAGTTTCTTCATCAGAAAGAAATGATGTGATTGTTGGGAGAAATTCCGTGACATCACTGTCAGAGATTGTCAAATATGTGAAAGGGTTTGCAAGAGCCATTCAGATCAACCCTTTGCCTTTGGTTTGGCTTTGGACTTCTCTTTGGCTTTAGCTTTAGGTTTGGAGGACATCTCAAAATTCCGTTCATAGCATCCAATGAGCCATGAACCAAATTTCTCGCTGACCTCGTAGACCTTGCTTTGCTCCCACACTTTTTTGCCACCTTTTTCAATATCAGGGGTGACATTGCTTGAGATACACTTGATCCACATTGTTCAACTCCTCATTTGTTGTTTAAGATTACGCCAGTGCGTTGACTACGCCCTGTTTGAAAGGATTTCTACATACAAGCACCATGTAACAAACAACGGTGAATGCAATTTCGTCCTTACCAGATGCGTCTTTCGCTTCGACCTTGAAAGCACCCTCCACAAGTTTGCCCTCTGAAGTGTAGGACTTTTGTGGTAAGTAATAGAGTGCAAAGTCACTCCCTATGACAAAATCCATCCTTGCGTTGTTGTATTTCGGGATGGCTATCACAGGGACTCCCCTGTAGTCAAGTGCCATGAACCTTGCATCACCTTTTGCAGTTGGGACTGGATTGTATCTGGCATTCGCAGTCAGGAGTCCTTCATAAGCAGAGAACTGCTTTTGAGATGTCCAGATGCTTGATGGAGGAGACAGTCTGGAGTCTACCAGATTGTCCCAAACATCATCCATCATTGCCAATGTCAGTGATGCTGACCCACCTGCTTTGACATAAGATGCAAACCAAGATGCTCCAGTTTGATCAACTCCTGCCAATGAGGTGTTTGTGTTGCCAACAATATCACTGACTCCTGCCATTGATGAGGTGCTTGTTGCTCCCTCACCTAACATGTCAAGTGTGATTGCATATTTCAGGTCATCAACAGCCAACAGTAATTCATCAGCCAAAAGGTCTGACAGTGCGTTGTAACCACCTGCCAGTGCTTTTGCTTGAACCATACCATCAACGGAGACTGTTGTCCCGTATCTGGCATAATTCCACTCTACTGTTTGCCGTCCTTGTCCTTGACCAACTGGAATTGCTGAACCTTCAGAAAATGCTCCCGCATAGTCTGCCTCGTTAGAGGTGACGGACACAGCCATTCCTGTCTTGTGCATGGGAATTTGAACTCTTGCCTTTCCTGCTGACATTCCAACCTGCCCAAGAAAACCTGCAGTGTTGGAAAATGCTTTTTGGAATTGAGGAAAAGCAACTGTGTTCAGAATGTTCTGAACTTGAGTTGAGGCTATATTTGCCATTTCAATTCTCCTTTATTGTTTAGTAATTAAAGAGGGAGAACTGTCTGGCTTGGTCTTATTTACAAGGCTTTCTGTAGTTCTTTTGAAACATACTTTGAAACCTGCTCTCTGTCATCCAAATCATCAGGTGGGGTGTCTCCGTTGGGTTGAACCTTGGGAGTGCCCTTTCCAAATGTTGGGACAGATGACTCAGTGCCTTCAAACAAACCAAGTTTCTCAATCTTCATGACTGATTCACTCATGTTTGCAACAGCATCTGGATCAAGACCCGTCAGATCAATTTTGCCCTCATCATTTTGACTGACATCCAAGAAAGACTTTGCTTTGTCCCAGTTGGTGTGTGATGATAGTTTGTCCAGTTTCTTTTGGAGTGACTTTCGTGCACTTTCAGTCCACTTTTTTTCTTTGTCTTTGAGTGTCTGAATCTCTTTCTTGAGTCCAGAATCATCAAGAGAACTGACCTGACTTTGCAAAGAATCGAGTTGTGCCTTTAGTTCTCTGTTGTCTTTGGAAAGAGTCTCATTTGAGAGCCTCTTGTCCTTGTTTTCAGAGCCAAAGACCTGAACCTTTGCTACCATGTCATCGAACAAACCACCCATTTTCTGCAGGGCAACCTTGACCTCACTTGATTCCATATCCTGTCCTTTGGATGAAACCTCGTTGAGGATTTCATGAAAAGATTCGCTAATCATTTGGTGAATCTCCTTTCATTTTAACGTGTTTAATTTAACAAATGAAATGTTTATCTGTGCCATCTTTTTTTCAATCAGGAACAGTCATGACATCTGATGCTCTGACTGCTGATCCAGTGTATTGCATTTTGAGAGCCTTCATGAATTTCAATCCATCCTTTGGATAGAGCATCTTTCCCCTCTTGCCAACAGGAGTGTAGATGCCATTGTCAACCAAGTCCTCCTTGTAGTATTTCCCATATTTACCCATGAACCTGACCTCTTTTCCAACAAGCCTCACTGTGCAACCAATGGTCTGTGAGCCATCATCCTGTGTTTCATATATGTGAACGATTTTCATATTACTGATCCTTTCAAATGTTTTCTTCCAACCTTTCCTGATTCATAGTTGGCATGTGATTCAAATCCTCTTGAATGATTTGCACCAAGATGAACATTGGTGTCCAGAACCATGTCAACCCTTTCCCAAAACACATTGATTGCTTGTTCACTCAACCCTGCCTCATTCCTTTGTCTGTTCCTCATCTGTGTCTCATTTGATTTCATTGCTTTCAATTTCTTCAGCCAGTATGGTGACACTTTTGTTCCTGCATACTCACTTGCAATTGTTGGTTGGTGTCTGGATGTCCCTCCATGTAGCAACCCATGAGAAAGCCCATTGTCAATCAATGCAATCTTGATGTCAATCACATCAACTGTAACTGTTTTCAGTGCAGGTGCATTTTTCAGTTTTGTGTCCAGTGTCTTGATAACTCTTTTAGTCTTTGCAACCTTTGATTTAGCATTTTTGACATCTTGTTTCATTCCCCAAACAGTTCCTGTCAGGTTGTTGATTCTGTTGTCTACATTATTGATTTCTGTTTCGTATGTTTTATTTCGCTTTGTCCATTTGACCCATGCATCTGTGTCATCTGCTTGGACAGCATCGTTTGCTTTTTGGGTTGCATCTTTTGCTTTCTTTGTCCATTCTTTCTTGTTCTTTTTCTGTTTAATGAGATTGACTTTTGCAGATTTCTCCTGATTCTGCATGATCTCAAGATGTTCTTTTTGGTCTTTCAGTGTCTCTTTTTGTTTTCTCGTATCTTTCCTGATCTGTGGTCTGGGGTCAATCTTTTTCTTGACTTTTTTCACTGTTGGTTTTGCCATCCAGTTTCCATCATGCCTGTCTTGGTTCTGTTGAATGCTGTCCAACAAAAACCATCCCTCTCTTGTTCTGCTCTTGACATGATTATTCCATTTGTTGATCCCATACTTTGACCTGATGTGTCCCCTCAACTCTCCAACTTTCATGTAGCCATCTTTCCAAACCTGAAATGACCCAACATCTCCCTTGTATCTTTTCATCACAGTTGTAGGAACAAGACCAAGACCAAGTTCCTCATCAAAGATGGATGATCCCACCTCTCTCTTGTATTGTGTCCCCTGCTTGATCCCTCTCCTCAAGGCTGATCCAAATTCACCCTTTCTGCTTTTGAATATGCCATTGACACCATTGGACAGTCTCCTGCTTTCATTGATGCCACTGTCAACGTCAATTCGTTCATCTGTGACAACCTTGGAGTCCTCCATTGCTGTTCTTGATCTGTTTTGTTTACTGGCTGTCTTGGTTGTCTGTCCCCTGACTTTCCTGCCTTCCAAAGATGGTTTTTCTCTCAATGTTTTCTGCTCCAGTTTCAACTCTGCAACGGTCTTTGCTTGTCCTGAATCTGGCACAGCAACCACTCTCCCATTCCTGTCAATATAGGTGGTTGATCTTGGTGCAAGTTTTGCCTGTTGATGGATATGCTTTTGCATCCTGATGTCATTGACACCCATGATCTCTCTTGCCTGTTTGCCTCCACTCTTTGCTCTCCAGATTTCATTGGACACACTGCTGACATTCCGACCCCTTGCCACAGGTCTCAACATGCACTTGCATCCAATGTTGCAATCTGTGTCTCCCCATCTTGGGAGACCTCTCCCCAGTTGCAACCACTGCTCTTTGGTTCTTGGTCTCATTATTCCATGCCTCAAGCAGTCACCACAGCCTGATGCAAATGGGTCTCTCACCCACAGATACAGTTGACCCCTCTCTCCTTTGAAATCCTCAACAGGCTTGGCAACCATCCTCTGCTCTTGATCAGCAATCATCCTGTGTGCTTTCTTTTTGATCCCAACAAAGTTGCCTGTGTAGTGTTTCGATCCATAGTTCTTTAGGTCAGCAATAAGAGCACTCCTTGCTTGAGCAGGAGAAACCCCATTCAACACCTGTCTTTTGAAATCAGATTCTGCCTGATTGATGATGGCATCAACCTGACCATCCATCTCAAGAGCAGTCAGATCAATGAGCAACTTGGTTCTCCTGTTATTCAAACCACAGTCCTTTTGAATTTCTTGACCTGTTTTTTCAGTTCTCTTTCCACCTGCCTGTCACATTCCTTTTGCAGTCTTTTGAAAAACTGTGATCCTCTTGGCAACTTGTTGAAGATTCCAGAATAGTGTTCTTGGTTGTGCCACCTGAACAGTGATCTATATGTGGGAGGATTCTTTGACTTTCCTCTTTTGCTCCCTCCTGCATATAAGTATTTGCCACTGTGTTTTTTACCAGATGCAAACACACTCAACCTCAATGGCTGTGCACCAAACTTGATTCCCTTTTTCATTGTTTCTTTTGTGGAAACAAGCCAGTGATCTTTTCCTTTTGTCTTGATGGTTGACTTCTTGTTGCGTGGAGCAGAGTCCAGATTGATGCCTCTTTTGGAGTTTAGGAGTGAGGCATATGTGGGATATGAGGTGGTGGGTTTACCAATGATGTTCTTCTTTGCCTCTTTGGTAAAAAATATCTTAAAATTCAGTTTTATCCGAGCCATGTTTGACCCAGTTTGATCCCACCTTTCACAACCCTTTCTGCATGTTTCTTGATTGCATCTCTCATTAGTTGATTCAGTTCATTCTTTTCTTTTCTGGTCTTGGCTCTGATGATCTTGGTTGTGTGTGTTGCAATGATCCTGTCAAACCTCTGTTGCAGTTTCTTGGTGAGGATTTGTTCATTGGTGATCAGTTGACCAAGTTCCTCTTTCAGGTCACTGGCAACATAAACCTGTTTGATCATTAGGAGTCTGAACTTTCTCTGATCAGATTGCCGTTCTCACCCACTGACAGTCTTGGTGGTTCTGGAGGGGTCAACCCAAACATCTCCTCAAACTCCTGAAGGTTGTCCTTGATGTGTTGCCTTGCGTCATCCCTGCTCATCTCTGGATTTCTTTTCTGCACCCAGTCAACAGCACTGATCACACCATCCTCCATCTGTATCTTTGCAAGTTCATAGTCATTCTTTTCATCACTGATCACCTTTGGTTGTTGATAGTCAACAATCAGGCTGTCCATCACTGCAGGATTGATCTGGTTGTCTGGTCTGTGATAGTTGTTGCAGTCAATCAGTTTCTCAATCAGCCTCTTATCATTCTTTGTGACCTTCATGATGTCTGATGCCCATTGTCTCAACAGTGGCTCATTCTTGATCCTCAATGCAATCCCTGACAGGTCTTGTTTGAGTTGGGTCTTGAGCACTGATTCCACACTGTATGTTGCACTCACCATGTCCACAAGTTGGTCAACATATTTCAGTATGTCCTCTGTGTATAGATCAGCAGACAGAATCTGTGTTGGTGCAGATGTGTCACCTGTGAATGCACTGGCAGAAAAGATGGGATTTCTCAAGCCAGTCTTGATCTTTCCCTTGATGTCCTTTGTTCCTGTTGGCTCAAAGCCCATGATCAACAATCTGATTGCCTCCCTGATGGTGTCATCTTGCAGGACTGTGAGCAACAGGTTGATTGATCTGATGAGTTCAACCAATGAGTCCATGCCATTCCCCCAAAAGGAATCCTGTCTCCTGTATCTCATGGTGACCCAAGGAAAGTAATCACCAACAAACATGTCTGACACTTCCTCACCAAATGAAAACTTCTCACCAAGGATGTCCCTGCTCATGGGGTCATATTTTGGTGTGTGTGGCATCCAATAATGGAGACCCCTGATCCTGTCCCAAATGATGAACATTTCAGTGTTCTGATCATTGATGAAAGGATAGGTGATGATCATTGGATCATAGAAATGCTCTGGCAGTTCATAGACAATGGCAGTCCCTGCGTTGTATTGCTCAACTACAACCTTCTCAATCTCACTCACATATTTGCAATGAACCAAGAGAGTGTTGTGCATCTTCATCTTGACCATGTTGTCTGCCATGAGATGATGGATGTCCACCTCGTCCAACAGAGCCTCAAGCCTTTCTTGGTCTTGACCCTCATTGTCAAACTTGATGATGGGTGGTGTGTTGTATACTGAACAAATTTTGTCCATGAATGACGGTATGAAATAGTCAAGGGTAATCAGTTTCATATCATCCAAATCCTTTGCGTCAGAATAGTATTTCCCCAAGTCCTCCTTGAGTTTTGCCTGAATGTGAACAGAGTCCTGCTCCAGAAAGAAATCCCTGATGGATGCCCTTGTCTGCAAGTCCGACAGTTGGTTCTTTTCTATCAGTGAATAGTTAACTGCATGTATTGAATCAAGTGATGATTGCATGATTTATCCTCCAATCATTTGGTGTTGTTTTTGGGTTGTGTAGAATTTGTCTGCATATAGAATCCATGTGATATAGTCAAAGGCATCTGATGCATGTGTCCTCATGGGGTCAGTCTTGTTCTTTGCACCCTTGTTGTCTGATTCATTGCTTTGTAGATCAGAGATCAGATATTGTGCTTTGTCTGTGATTGAAATTCTCTTGTGTTGAATAAGACTGCAAACCACATTGACCCTGTTGTTGATGTTTGGGTTTTTCCTTGGGACTTTGAGTATCACATGCCATCCATTGTTTTTCAGTTCGTCCCTGATCAGCACATAGTCTGATGTCCAGTCTCTGTGTGTCTCATATTTTGATGATGCATCTCCTGTCACATAGATCATCTTTTCAATCACATGCTCATACTTTCTGCAAAACTCCCTGATCAAGTGTTGTGTCTTGGCATTGTATTTCATCACCATCTCATCCAACACAAACAGGTGTCCATCTATCTCCTGACACACAAGCCAGACCATTGGTGACTTGTTAAAGTCACAGGTGAGCCAGAGTGGTGATGAACCATCTCTCTTGACTGAACTTTTGACAACATTAACTGTATCAAAGTTGTAGTAAAGTGTCCCCTCATATGTTTCAAAGGTTGCCTCAAACTCCTGTCTGAATGTCCTCTCATCCATCTCTTTCTTTGCCAGAGCAATCTCATCATGTGGCACACACCCACCATCAATTGTCTTGTATTCATAGACAGACCAATCAGGGTCATCCATTGCTCTCAACACCATTGTGTGGAAATGATTGTATCCTGAAGGTGTGCCAGTGAACAGTGCCCTGCCCTGTGTTGTTGATAGCATGGGAAGGATCACCATCTGCCAGACATCTGGTTTCATGTATGCATACTCATCAAGGCAGACCTTGGTCAAGCCAACACCTCTCAATAGATTTGCCCTGTCTGCTCCAACAATCCTGATCTGGTTGTTGTTGGGTAGGATGACTTTGAGTTCTGTCTCATTGAATTGACAATGGGTGTCTGACAGCATCTGTTTCAAGACACTCCAAGCAATGAGTTTTCCTTGCCTATAGGTGGGTGATATGAAAAAACGAATGTCGTTTGATGTGAACTTTCCAGACAGCAACCATGTCAATGACAACCAAGTCTTTCCCCATCTTCGTCCTGCAATTAAGATGGTAAATCTCGACCTGTCATGTAACAGTTCAAGTCTCTTTGAATCAACTTTGATTTGCATCAGTCAAGCATATTTTGAACCTTGATCAATTCTATTGGTTTGACCTCATCCTGCTTGGGTTGTCCATTGTCTGATTGACCAAGATGCTGTTTACCCCACCATATTGCCATTACAGGGATTTCATGTGCCATCCTGAACTGTGCCCTCCTCACAGAGTGCTGTCCACCAAGACTCCCTTTTTTATAGAGGCTGTCAAAAGTCTCATCTCTGTCCTCCTTGCATCTTCTCTGCAAAGTCCTGATAGAGAGACACAAGACTTTGGCGATTTCCTCTTGAGTGCATTGGATTTCACATAGGCTGTCAAAGACACCCCAGTCAATTGTCAGTTTAGGTCTACCAATCACATTGACTTTTGTCATTTCCTTGCTCCCAAATTGCTTGGTGGGAGGGTAAAAGTCACATTACAATCTAAACAATCTAAATCTCTCTATTAAACTTTTTATTTCTTGACCTGTCTTTTTTGTGGCTTTCTCTTGTCTCACAACCATCTGACAGTGACCAAGATCATCATCATATATAAACCCTGCACCCCTCAAGGCATCAATCATCCACTTGTGTGAGCCATAGAGATTGTCTTGATCCATCATCCTCTTTCGATATGATGTCAAAAGTAAAAGATATGACATGTCCTCTGATGCTCTTTTGATGTTTGCTTTGTCCATGCAGTGTCTGATGATCCATGTCCACTGTTTTTTTTGTTTGTGTGTTTTTGACCAGTGTGATCTGATGGAGATGTTGAGTGTTGGGACAATTGCCATCTTGCCCCACTCCTTTTTTGTTAGGACTATGCTCTCACCATCTTTGTCCTTGACATTGTAGTGGTTCAGGAGTTCCTGTCTACCGAGCCATGACCCTATATATTTGTTTACAATCTCAACTCTATAATTATCATCAAGCATTCCATTGATCAGCAGTTCAACTTCAGGTGGGATTTCATCCTTGTTGTAGATTTTCTTCCAGTCACTCATATAAATTTAGGTGGGGAGCATGACACTACTCATAGACCCCCCACCCATCACACCTGTGTCCGTTCAGGAGACTGAACTTGAATCATGACACAGTGGTTGTATTTTTTAAGACACCAAGAGCCTCTCCAATCACTTCTCTGATCTCACTTGGTGATGCAAGTTTTTCCTTTATCTCTTTTTTTGTCAAATTTCTCTGCTCTGGCACATACAGCATCCTCAACCCTCCCTTGTATTGTGCCTTGATATGACCCCTGTCAATCAGTGCCTTGACCCAGAGTGAGACAGTTGTCTTTGACACTTCATATAATTTTGCAAAATAGCCATTGGTTGCGTAGCAATAGCCTTTTTTGTTGGACAGTGCTGTGATCTCTGAAAACAAGACCTTTGCACCCATTGAAATTGTTTTGTCATATCTGACTTTCGCAGTCAGAATTGAATAGTATGCAGGTTGTCTTTTCAGCATTTCAGTCTCCTATTTACCAAAGTAAACTACACACTCCTTTACTCCATAATCAATCTCTAAACCTTTGGGAAATACTGCTGATGCTAAATTGAGACCATAGTTTTTGGGATCATAAAATGCCTCTGATTTGATTTCCCAACCATCATCTGTGAACTCAAAGTCAACCTCCTCATCATCTTCTGTTTTCATCAGATATTCACAGATATGAACACCACTGATCTTGTCAACCACAATGTCCATGTAGAATCCTGATCCCTTGTCATCAAACCTCACCTCCCACTCAATCAGCACATTGTCTGACTTGTAGAACTTGGCAAAATCATCACTGACTATCTCCTTGTCCCTGTCTTTTCCTGTGTCCCAAATGATGTCAGTGAATATGCACCCAAGGATGCCTTGTGTGCTGACACTGCTTGAGTCCAGTCTACATTTGAATTTCATCATCATGTCTCCTATTTTGGTTTTGTGTTTTTGCTCTTGATCCACCTGTTGAATGTAGTGTGTTCCTCTGCCCTGCTCACATAGTGATAGCCTCTGTCTTCTGACCATCTCAAGGATTTGCTTTTAGGTGGAGTTTTGTTTGGATTGACCTCTCCATCATGTCTCCTGAACTGATTCATGAACCTCTCCATCAGCCTCATCTCACTTGGGTGCTTATAGACCCGTCTTGATTTTGGGTCAACCACATGTGCTGTGTCAGTTGCTTTTGGCTTTCTTGTAAGTTTGGTCTTGATGGCAAACCAGATGCACTCCATGATTTTGGCATTGTGAAATGTGAAGGTCATTTCTCCATGATGCATCATCAATTTTTGATTCGGGAACTTTGAAATGTATTTTGAAACTTTCTCATTCATTGTTGGCATGTAGGGTGTCCTCCTTCAATAGTGTTTTTTGGCTCATATATGGGGCAGGGAGGCTGTTTCTCCGAGAGTGAGTAAGCGATAGTGGGGTAGAGAATACAACCCCCCTGTGAGCATGTCCCCATTTAGTGGTTTATTTAGTCACTGCTGTGAAAGATGGTTCTTGTTGTGTCACCTCAATTCCATCAGGAATTTCTCCAGTTGCTTTCATGTATTCCTTGACACCTGCCTTTGACACTGTGATCTTTTTGGTCAGCAGTTTCATTGACCATTCAGATGTCAATGTTGATGTGCCAACCCAGTTGATCACAATCTTTGGATCAGTGATTTCAACCTTTTCCTGCCTGACCCTCATCTTGAGTGATCCATTTGGCAGATTCATGGTCTTTTGTTCTTGACCCATCATGAACAAGTGCAACCCCCGTGACAGGAATGCAATTGTCTTGTCCCGTTTTGCAACTTCCCTGTCCATGAAATCAGTTGCATCTTTGATCTGTGCGTTTCCAACTGTCACAACATTCTCTATTTCATCCCTCAACTTTTTAATCACATAGAGATATTTGTTGGCTGTTTTCTGTCCCTCTACCACTTCATCAGTGGTGATGGGATCATCCAGATCAAGACTGCCAATGACCTCATAAAGAAATGCATCCTCTGGATCATTGTCATGGTTCATGTTCAGGTTGACCAAGTTGTCTGCAGTTTGGTCAAGGTCTTTTTCTGACATTGTGCTCATTTCAGTCTCCTTTGAACAAAGAAGTCTGGCTTGTGCCAAACCTCTTTGCTTTGATTTCTGTGTTTTTGGATTTAGGGTCAAACCAACCTGCACCATCACAGTTCTGGCACACATTGCCAAACTGGTCTGCTCCCTTGCCTTTGCAGTCCTTGCACTTGACATTGTCCTGCCAAGTCATTCTCTGCATTCTGGCAATTTTAGCAGGGGAGTCAGCATTGACCTCATGAGATGCCCTGAACTGCAGACCATCCACTACAATGCCCTCCCCTGCTTTGATGATTTTCTTCCACCTGTTGAAATTCCTGTATTCAGGACAGACATCAGTCTTTGCCCATGAGCCATCATCCATCTTGAATGTGATCCTGATGAACCTTGACCCATAGTTCTTGAGTCCTGCTCCTTTTGCAGGTTTCAGATTGTGGATTTGTTGAATCATGCCTCTCATGCTTGAATGATGGTCATTGCCAGACCCTGAACCTGCTCAAGTGTGAGTTTATCATGGACAAAACTCCATGACTTTTCATGCATCCTTGTCAGGATTTCCTTTGAGGCACGTTCCTGTCTCTCTTTTGCAATCTTGATTTCAGAACCATCTTCTCTCTTGGTGCTCATTTTAGAGATTGTCCAGATCAAGAGATCAGCACCAATGTCTTTCCAAGCAGTGTGCTTGTTGTCGTTGGTGTATCCAATCTCCTGCCTTCTGCCATTCAGTTTCCAGTCCTGAAAACCGTTGCTGACCTGATCTCCAATTGCAAATTCTGGATCAGTGGAATACTGCAGATCATCAACAGTGTCATTCATGTCTGCCTCATCCTCATTGTTGTTGAGCACTTCATGGTATTCACCATGTTGCATCTCATGCCTGATCCCTTTCAGATCAGCCTCTGTTTTCACAGCATCTGCAAGAGCCTCTTTTTTCTTTTGTTTCGCTGATGGTGGTGTCCAATTCCAAGGTGCTTTCCATGATCCATCTGCTTTCTTTTCACAATCCACCCAGTGGATGTCCAGATCATAAAGATCAGCACAGATGCCCCAAGTGAAACATGCTCTCTTGAATGCATCTGAAACCTCTCCCTTGTCCTTCTCAAAATCAGAAGGCACACCACAGTCTTGCTTGGTCACTTTCGTGCCATCAGGAAATGTGATTGTGAGTGAACAGAACAGCACACCTTGTGTGTCCCTGTTGTAAGTAACCTCCCACCCATGAATGCCAACTGCCTCGTCCAAGATTTTCCTTGGCAGTCTTGCATCAGTATATGCAACCATTGTGGCTTTGCCAGTTGCCTGATTGATGGATTGACATTTCCAATGGATTTCATTTTCTGGGGTGAGTTGTTGGAGAGTGCCTTGAATGACATCCCAACTTTTTTCTTCAGTCATGTTTGTCTCCTTTGTTTGTGTGTGTATTGATCCCACCTGAATGCTCATCATCCAGAGTGGAATTAATATCATATAATTTACAACCGTTTAGGCTTTTATGCTCTACATAAAAAACCTCCCCATGTTGCCATGAGGAGGTTTCCTTCATTTCCTGACAGTGAATGCAGGTGCACCAACCGTCTTTGTCAAATTCCTGATCCAATCAGACTCCTGCGTCTTCCAGTGCCTCAAGCACAAGGCTGTAGTTGTCAGCAATCCTTCTCAAGTTTAACTTGTCATTGCTTTCCACTTCCAACCGTTCCTCATATTTGACAAGGTCAATTTCTGCCTCTATTGCATCAGTCACAATTTCAGTCAGGTCTGATGGTTCAAGTGCATCAATCTCCCAACACTCTGTTCCAAAGGTTTCATTGTATCCACCTGCTCTGGAGTCTGTGGCTTTGGCAAAGTTGGGTGGTGGTGAATGTAGTTCAACCTGATCCATTGTCAAAGCAATGTGTTTGACCTCCAGAGTGAACTGATCCTGATTGAACTCACTGACCCTGTCATCACAGTCCCTGATCATGTCCAATCCACTGGGGTCATGGTCTCCCATGTAAAGGATCACATTGTGGCTGTGTGGCTTGAACCTGTTGAAGGCATCAAACATGGCAGTGATGGATGAATATCCTCTATTGACCATCAGCCTGACATGGTATCTGGAGCAGACCCTGCCAACGATTGCTGACAGTGCCTCTTTCTCAAGCCAGACCTCAACATTGATCTCCTGATCCTCCTGCCTGTTGACCCTGTATTGTCTGGCTGTGTCATCAAGTGCATCCCACACACTGTCTGCCCAGTAGGGGAGGCGAGGTCTGCGTAGTCTGTCCTCAATTGAGTCCCAGTCTATGAGTCCACCCATCCTGCCCTTGCCACAAAGATTCATCACCTTTTTATATTCAGCTTTCGTGTTTGGGATGATGTCCCTTGCAACCATTTGATAGTATAACTGGCGAAGGGTCAAACGGAGTCCCTGTGCCCTGTAGGAATCAAGAATCTCGTTGATGGTTGTCAACTTGATGAGATTCTTTTTGCTGATCCCTGCCTTTGCTCTGAAAGACTGTTTCATGATCTGTCTCCTCTCTGGTCAAGTTCCTTGAACCTGTCCAGTTTGTCATCTATTTTGGGGTAGCCATAAAACTGACCCTTTTGTCCCATTGCATAAATGCGTGTGAATTTCTTGACTTTTTCATCATCCCATTCAAATGATTCTGGTAGGATGTTGTTGAAGTCAAACTCATTTCCAAATGTTGCAAAGGGATGAAACTGATCACAGTTTGTCCACTTCACTCCATATCTCTCGGCTGATCTCTTGTCTCTGCCAACACCATTGTCACCAATGAAATAGACTTCATCAAGTCTGACCCCAAAGTCCTCTGCTATTCTTGCAAAGTCTTTGTCACCATGCTTGTGCTTGTCAAAGTTCATTGTGTCAAATCCATAGAATTGGAAAGCGTGAAACTTGCTTGTGGTTGTCTTGCTGTAGTCAACGAAATATGACGCAACGCCAATCTCATCCAGTAATCTCCACACTCTCATTGGATCATGGTCATCTGTTGCAATGACAAGTTCAATTCCATTTTGCTCCATTCTATTCAGGAACTCAAAGAGTCCCTTTCTTGCAGTCTGCTTTTCACCTGCAGGGACACCGTATCCAACGAGTGTCCCATAGCAGTCAAGCACTACAACTTTCACTTTATTGAGTAGTGTCATTTTATTCTCCTAACTTGTTTGAGTTGATCTGTTCTATTCCACCGCAAAAGCACCTCATGTCTGTTTCTCCAGAACTTGGTGTCATCCTTGATTTCCTGATGCAGTCTTTTGATTGTCTCCCTCTCTGTTTTCAGATAGTCATTTCTCCAACTGATGAATTCAGTGTGAGTGTTGAAAACTTGAGTGATCCATTTGAGTCTCAAGGTGTAGATGTAATAACCACCACCATTCATTTTCTTGAATTCCACTGTCATTGGATTGAGCTTTGTGATTCTCCCTGCATTGACTTTGTAGGGATTCCTGTCCTGTGTATACCATTGCAACCAATCACTGCACAAGGGACTGTTGCGATAGTCAAACAAGGACAGTCTCAAATCATGGTGAGGTTTGCTCATGCCGTCATATTTGAAAGCACCAAGGTAAACCCACATCCCTGATTTGATGTCTGATTTTTTGAGTAGTGTCATGTTTGTCTCCTGTTTCATTACCTGTAAGGTAATGCTTACATATCATATAGTCAAGTGGTTTCTCTCGACGAGAGATTCAGATTTGTGGGTCTTGACCCAGTCTTGAGTTGAAATCCCAACTCAATTTTTGTCACATATATTCAACCTGAAGACTTTCAATATATTGCACACCAAAAACCCTGTGACCCACAATGGAATCATGACAATCACCCAAGCAAGTTTCATGAGACAAAGCAAGGAGAACCATATCCAGAATAAAGTCATGATGGTTGTTGCAAACATAGTTGAGGTGATATGCATCCACCATCCACACACCATGAGTTTGAATTCATGATCTCGACCATATCTTGCAAACAGCAAATCAAACCTGTGGTTGCCATCAATGAGTCTGTATTTTTTATCTGATTTGATGTATCCAGACTTGAACATATCTGGAGCATAGCCATGTTCTAAAAGAGACTCCACAACTGTGTGATATTTGTTGGCTTTGCCAAGACCTCTGTTTTTATATTTTTTGAAATTCAGTTTATTCCACCACTGTGGATGCAGTGGGTTTTTTCTCGGAGGCAGGATTGATTCAACATACTGGATTGCATCATCAATGTCTTGTGTGTGCCATAGCCTCACAAGATGTTCAATGTTTTTCTTATGATATGTGTCCACCTTCATTTTGTTTTTTGAAAATGTCAGGACTCTTTGGACTTTGATGTCAGAAAGTTTTACAACAACGACCTCATTTTTTTTTGAATTATTCATATGCTATATAATAGTTTTTTTTTATTAAAGATTTATATTATTCTGTTTTAAGATTTCTTAAAGACCCCCATTTAAGTTTTCTTATATGTGCGTTGAAGTTATCCACATAAAAGCCAAAGTTATCCACATGTTTTCCACATCCTCACTTGCCACTCATTAACCTCTTGACCCATCTGCAAAGAATGCAGTGAGCATCAGACCATCTTGATAACCTGATCAAATAGACATCAAGAGCAATGTGTAGATTGGACATGAGCCTGTCTAATTTGGCTCTCACAGCACTTTCTCCTCATGTGGGTGGTATCTATGACCAAAGATGAATGTGGAGCACATTTCAATGAATGCCACTTTCCTTGTGATTCCCCTCTCTTTGCAAACTTGATCAAGGTCTTTCACAAGTTTTGGCTCAACATTTCTAAACAAGATTTGAGATTTGGATTTGTCCACCTGCCTCTGATAAACAGACCCCTTGTTGTTTTCTTGTGCCATGCTGTTCTCCTTTTTATTTATTCAGTAAACAAAAAAGGGACACATTTCTGTGCCCCTTTTCTTGGGTTGTTTTGCTTTGGCTATTAAGCCTGTGCAACAATGATCCCATTTGGTGTCTTGACGAACTTCTCAGTGAACACATTGTGCAGAGCAAGTCTCCTGCTCATGGCATGTGTTGGATCACTTTCAAGTTTGAGTGCCTCTGTGCAGGAATTAAACAAACCCCACAGGCTGTCAGTTGGGTGATCATAGTCAGGCTTTTTCCACTGCTCAAATGCCTTGGAAAGTTGGACAGGTTTCAGGATTCCTGAACCTCTCAAGATTCCCAAGATTTCCCAACCTCTCTGTTGTGTGATCTTGACACCTTTCATGTCCTCTGCATCCTGCAGATGCTTATGGAAAACGGTGGGAGCATTTTTCAATGCCAGTTCAGTGGTTGCCTTGATTGCATCCCATCCATTCATGGTGTGCTTTTTTGACATCACAATGTCACCTGACAGATCAAGGTTGTCACAGATCATCACTGATGTTCCGATTGCAACACCATATGGTAGTGTCTTGTCATATCCTTGCCTGTAAGCAATTGCCAGTTCCTGCTCATCTGATGTGTTTGAGAATGTCAACATCCCAAACAACCTCTGACCTTTTCTGGCAAGTCCAAAGACATTATCTTTGAAAACAAATGACTTGTCCAGAATGCCTTTTGCATAAGACTCCACCATTGTGATGACCTCTGCATGAGGTGTTGGGAAAAAAGTTGGGGTGATCTCTGGAACAGCGATTGCCCTCACTTCTTTCATTGTTGCTTGGTTGCAAAATATCATGTTGCTCATTTTTCAGTCTCCTTTTTTGTTGTTATTGATTCATGATTCATGAAAGAATTTAGTGGACGCATATCATATATGCAAAGGTTTATTTCAAACCTCATTTTTACATTAAAGTTTACACAGCAAGAACCAAGTCATACATTTTTACCACACATATGGTCAAGTCACCTCACTAATTTTCATGATTGTTTTCTCGACAGTAAATCCATTATTATTGATTTTTCGATATGATATAAGCACACAAGAAGAAAGTCCCGTAAACAGGCATATAGACCCCTTCAGAGCCATTTGGCACTTTGAACTCATATGATACAATTCAGTGTGTTTTCAGCCTGTATTTCATAGGCTCATTGTAGTTTTCAATTGTTCATCTGTAGTATATTCTGTGGATATTCAATGCTCAAAATGGTGATCATGAAACATGGTTGAATGTATAAATCAAGTCTGAATTGAGTTGTTGTTTATATGATACCTAATCACTAAATTCTTTTAGTAAATAATAAAAAGGAGATTGAACATGAAAACAGAAGAACGACTGACCAAATGGTTAACTGCTCCCAACTCACAAATGGCATTTCAAATAATCATCCCAGAGCTTGGACTTTGCAGGTGCGTGTTTGACATGGAAGATGACAAGGGAAAATACAAAGGGAAAAAAGCCCACAGGAATTGGACACTGTGCAGACAGGATCACTCCAATCCAAATTTTGCCCACTATCTGCAATGTAATGATTGCAATTATCAATGGGCAAAACAATACTGGAAACATGATCACCTTGCTGATTTCTATGGCATGGCTGAAAATGTGTTTTCATTCTTGGTTGCATTGAGAGATTCCAATGTGACAAACATGTATGGTGCATCTCCCTACTTGCAGAACAAGTTTGGCTTTGCCAGAGCAACAGCCGAAAACTACCTGAAAGCATGGATGGACTCCCACAAAATGGAGGAACTGATATGATTGGAATTCCAAGTGGTTTCAAAAAATGTGGTTATAGAATAACAACAGCAGAAATCACAGATGTTCAGGGGTGGACTCTTGCCAAGGGACAATGTTTTTTTGTCCTTGAAATGAGCATTGAAAGACCCTCTGGATTTCCTGTGAACATTGCTGTTGACAATGGCTTTGAAGATGATGCCATGTTTCCAATCACTGCAATT